TTCGACAGTTGAAGTATCTTCATGGTAACTCCTTTGTTGGTGCTGGTAGCAGCCCAATTGCTGCCACGTCGCCGTCGAGCTGTAGCCCAGCACCTGCGAGACGACGCCCAATCTCGGCCTGTATCTCGTGCTTGGCCGCGCCGACGACCTTGTCCATATGCTCGTGCATCATCTGGACGATCCACGGCATGTGGTCGCCGATGAGCTGCCGCGCCCGGCCTACGCGAGCTCGCACGGCCTCCTGCTTCGCCTTCGGCAGCTTGGCGACGATATCGTCGAGGTCGTGCTGTAGCGACGTCAGCTCATCGAGTGCCTGCTTCGCCGCCGCCTTGGCCTCATCGTAGTGGCGCTCGGCTTTGAGCTGCACGGGCGGCGCTTCTCTCATTTCGCCGCCGACGCGCTTTATCGTGCAGGGTGCGCCGTTGCTTTGATTGAAGCTACAGATGAGCTGTGCGAACTGCTGCTCCGACATCTCGACGACGATGTAGCTTCGCGAGTCCGACATGTGCCAGTCGCTGTTGAGCGATCGCATGTGGCGAGCGCCTGAGATCCTCAGACTGATGCGATGCTGATGTCGTAGCGGCGACATGAAGACGCGCTCGTCTCCGCCGGAGACGTGGCTGAGTCGAATGCAGCCGTATGACGGGTGACGCTCTTCTTGATCTTCGCTTTGCTTTGACATTGTCGAGCCTCTTCTTTCTTAGGTTGAATTTGTGCTTACACGTTCAAGCTAAGCTGTCACATTACAGCATTTCGTCCGCATTTGTCAAGCTCCAACACTCAAGCACCACCTTATGCTATGCCCCCGTCTGCCAAGCCCCCGAAGCCCTTCCGAGCCGCGTCTCTGACGAGCCGCACCAAGCGAACACCCTCCGTCAACGTCAAGCCGGCGAGGTCGCGGCTACAGCTTCAAGAAAGTGTCAAGGGCAAGAAGCCAAAGGCGCTGCCCGAGCAGCCACCGACCGACAGCATCAATCAGTACAGCTACTTCGCTGGCCCCGACCCGATCACGGGGTGGTCCGTCGACCTCCTCGCCAACACGCTCGCAGAGCATCAGCGCGGCCTGTTTCAGCAGAGCGGCGTCCTCGCCGAGGACATGGCGGCGAATCCGTGGATCTCGGACTGCCTTGAAGTCCGCGGCGAGTTCATGACGACGGCGCCCTTCGTCGTCACTCCATCAAGCCGAGGTGAGGGTCGCCGTTGCGCCGACTTCGTCCGCGAGGTGCTGCCCGATATCCTACCTCTGACTATACTTCGTGACCTACACCGTCAATATATTATGATGGGGCAGGCTGTGGCAGCTTTGGACTGGAAAGAATACAGAGACGGTAAAGATAGGGTATGGCTGCCCAATATCAAGCCGTGGCAGCCGCAGCTCACGTATTATCAGCAGTTTGCCGACGCGGACAGCGTCGACATGGGGGCGTTGGTTGCTACCACTCTCAACAGAGGTCTTGTCCGCGTCGACGCGGGGGAGTCGCGGTGGCTCGTCATCTCGCAGTCCAGGCTGAAGCCGTGGCTTCGTGGCGCCGTCCGCACCCTCGGAGAAGCGTACCTCGGTGACAGCTACAACTTCCGCGACAACATGGCGTTTCAAGATCGGTTTGGTCGCGGCATCTACCTCTTGCGGCATCCCGTCAGTTGGAAGGACGAGGAGATCATCTTCGCTGCGCAGTCTGTACGTGCGGGCGGCGGAGGTGGTGTCCTACCTTGTCCGACAGACGCTCGTGGTAACAAGCTCGTCGACCTGGAGCTTGTCCGCGCCGACGGGACGGGGTTTAAGACCTTCGATGCGACGGACCAGCGTACTCGCGACCGCATCTTCGTGACGCTGCTCGGCCAGACGATGACCAGCGTAGGCATGTCGGGTGGCTTCGCACAAGCTCGTATTCATGAGCATGGACTGTGGCGCAAATTCGAGGGCGACGCAGCTGCATTCTCGGATGCGGTACTTACTGTGAGTGAAGATGAGAGCGACGGCGGCGGCTTCCGCGGCGTGACGAGGCAGTGGCAGCCTCGTGATGGTGTGTGGCGGACACAGATATGTCGCTGGTTGTCATACTGGAACTTCGGAAGTATGGATTTAGCACCATATCTATGGTGGAATCTTACACAGCCCGCCGATGTAGTAGAAGAGCGTGAGTCGCTGTCTAAGGCGACTGAGGCATATGGCAAGGCACTACAGGCACTCGGCACGGCCATCGAAAAGCTCGATGCGGCTGGAACGCCCTATGATCTCGATTACATGATGGAGCAGATGGGGCTAAAACTGAAGCGGCCTGCTGAAGGAGAGCGGCGCATGCCAAACAGAACAGCGTCGACCGCAAGGGAGCGGCTTGGGATGATGCTACGCTAATGTTTACTCATTGTCAGCAGTGTAATACGCCTCTGCAAGCCTCTCAGCGAAAGAATAAGTTCTGCTCTCGCAAATGCTTCGGAGTATCCAAGCGTTCAGATGTCTCTGACGAGGAAGTGGTGCGCCTACACACGCAAGGCTTGTCGTGTGCTGGTATTGGACAAATGGTTGGGCTTACAGCTATGTCGATATGGAATCGACTGCGTCGCCAAGGCGTAACATTGTCCAAGAGTAGATCGGGTTCAAAGAATAGCATGTTTGGACGCACACATACGATCGAATCTCGCGAAAAGATCCGAGCTGCAACTAATCGACAATTTGCCAAGCCTGGCATGCGAGAAGCAGCAGCTCAAAGGACTATCGATCAAATTAAAGCTGGTCGGACTGGCAAAGCCTTTAATAAACTTGAGCAAGCTGTCGCCGAAATTTTAACGAAATTACAAATTGTGTTTGAACCTCAATTCCAGCTGAAAACGTTTGTTTTTGACTTTAAGATCAAAGATGTGCCTATCTTGATCGAAGCTCAAGGTACTTTCTGGCATGCCGATCCGCGTTTTTACTCTGAATCTAAAAGCCCCATTCAACGTCGAAATTGCAATAACGATCGAGCAAAAGCAACCTTGGCAGAGAAATGTGGCTATCGAATCATCTACGTGTGGGAACATGACGTCAAAACAACACCTGATCTGGTGTCGAATTATCTAAGAGGAGCTATTCGCGGATAATCTACAGAATCACGACTCTAGCTGACTTATCACTCCAGACGAACCATGCGTATTCAGTGGCATCAGTGCCACTGCCCGTGAAGCTCGGTCGCCGAGGCAGCACGTAGATCGAGGGTGTATTCTTGCGCATCCATTCAGCACGCTTTTGAGAGGCCAGGAAGTTAATCCTGAGCAACATCACGACGATCGGGGCTAAAGACATGGCATACTGAATGACGGGCAGCGCGAGGCTAAAAGGTGGATTGCTGAGAACCACACTATAACCCATATGTCGCATTGGCATTGTCAGGAAGTCACCTACAGTGACCGATTCTGCGTCGCTATTGTTATCGTGCTCTGCTTGCAGCCGACGAAGGCCCTCTTCTTCCTCGTTGCGTAGCTCGTTCAGATGCCACCTGACGTCTCGACGATGTCGCAGCACCTCGGCTGCGATAGCACCGTTGCCCGCCGTCGGCTCAAACCACAGACCACCAGGCAAATCGCAGTGCTTTAACAGCGCTTCGACACACCACGGTGGCGTCGCATAGAAGTCGTCAGCTCTGCGTTCTGCGCCTCTTCCAACCGCACTCACTGTGTCGTCTCCTCGTCGCTGCTAGCCACCTGACGAGGCGCTGGCGCACACGTCATCTTGCCGTCGCGGCCGACGGCACAGACCATGCCGAAGGGGCAGCCGCAGATGTCGTTGCCGCAGCCCACGAGGCAGGCGACAGCGACGAACAGCGCTAGCAGCACGGCGAAGACGATCTCGTGCTTTACATAAACAACTTCACGATTTACGCGGCGCCAGAACTTCATGACTACGCCCCCTTCTTGGCGTTGTCGGCGTAGGACCACGTCGGCGCCGTCGCGCCGGGGACGTGGCTCTCGTCGTAGAGGAACTGCGTGCCTGGCAGCAGCTTCCGCGTCGGGGACGCCGACTGGAAGTAGACGACGAGCTCGCCGAGGTTCTTTGGCTCGACCTTGACATCGCGGTCTTCGGGCAGTTCGAGCAGCTTCCGCGCCGCCGGACCAGCGTAGTAGTGCGACTCGCCGCGGATCTGGACGATGATGCGACGGCCCTGCTTCAGCACCTCGGCCTTCTGGAGCGGGTAATACCCAGCGCCTGGAACGAGCGTCAGCTTCAGCTCCGTCTCGACGTAGTCCTTCATCACCTCAAACTTGTTGATCTTGCGCACTCGCAGCGACGACGTGATGTCGCGGAGCTCCTTCTTGACGCGCTCGGGCGTGATGGCGCTGGCGACGACATCGACGAAGAAGCTGTCCATCTTCGTCTTGCCAGCGCTGCGAGCCTGGGCATAGTTGCTGACGCCCTGCGCGGCCTGCTGCGTGACCTTGTTGAGGTCGGTCTTGTCGACGCCGTCCCACTTGCGGACGCAAGTGTCGGGGATGCCGCAGCTCCTAAAGAACGTCGAGGCCGCGGCGGGGCCGACGCAGGCGAAGGTGATGCGGTTGGTCGCTAGGGCGGCGGCGACGGCGCTGGAGGCTCCGTTGCGGTCGCTGTCGGTGGCGTCGCCGTCGGTGATCAAATAGACAAGACAGGGCTTGCCGAAGCTCATGGCCTTCTGTGTGGCTTCTTTCGTGGCGTAGAACAGAGACGTCATTCCTCGACCATAGCCAAGAAGCAGCGTAGGCATGTGCTGTGCCGCAGACACGGACGGATGCCAAAACAGATTGTCGCCGAAGCAGAGGACGTCAACCTTTGCTTTCGGCAGTTCAGCGACGAGGCGTGCGCGAATTGCTTCAAATTGTGCATTCACCTCTTTGAGGCACGTGCGCATACTGCCGCTCTCGTCGAAGACGAGGATGACGTTGGTGTCCTCGCCGCCCAGCTTCGACGACGCGGGCACAGTCGCCGCAGGCGTTGGCGCAGGCGTGGCAGCGACAGGCTGCGTCGGCTTGACCTTCTTCGTGGTCTTGACAGTCTTAGCAGACACAGGCGCCGTAGACGCAGGCCCCACAGATGCAGCCTTCATACTCTTCTGCCCGCGTGCGACCTTCTTCATCGACTCGGCGTCGAAAGGCAGCCCGGCGTCGGCGCGGCGATTCATGCGCTCGATGGTCTCGCGGGCGACGCGGTAGCTTCCGTCCTTCTCGCGCACATTCCAGTTGATGAGCTTGCGACGCGGGATCATGTCGATCACGCCCTCGCTCGTAAACGGCATCACTGCTTTGCTGTCGATGAGTGCCTGTAACTTCGCGTAGATCTTGGCCATGTCGTGGTATTCCTCTTGTAGTTGCTGTAACTGAACGCGACCACCGTACCATGACGGTCTGACAATGTCAAGCGCGCCGACCTATTCAGCACGCTGTAGCTAGACCGCACCTTGTAGCAATGTCGCACATTCAGCGCTTCGGCGCTCCTCTGCTCAATCGGGCTGTGTCTGCTGCTCGGCGCATCTGGTTTCGCCTCGTCACGCGGGACGTTGACCGCCACGGCACGATCATTGAACCGTCCGGCGTTGACACAACTGCCTTCAAAGCTAATCCCGTCTTTCTGTGGATGCACCAGTCTGGCGGCGAGGGATTGCCCGAGCAGCCGCCCCCGGATGTCGTCATCGGTCGCGTCACCAACATCGACCAGACCTACGACCACCTCGACATCGAGGTCGAGTTCGACGACGACGGCGAAGACGGCCTGGCGACGACGTGCTACCGCAAGGTCCTAAAGGGCTTCATCCGCATGGTGTCCATCGGGTGTAACCCGACCTCTGAGGCAGTAACAGCCGTCAACGGCCGGGACGTTCTCACGTATCCAACGTCGGAGCTGCTTGAGTGCAGCCTCGTCATCATCGGCTCCAACCGTTCCGCCGCGAAGCTAGACCGCGCCGCCGTCGCCGCCGTGCTACGCGGTCTCGACGACCACGCAGCCGAGCCAACTAAGCATGTGTCGACCGTCGCTGTCGTCGCCAACGACCGCATGCTGTGGGGACGACGTCGTGACGACGACAAGTGGACGACGCCCGGCGGCCACGCTAAGCAGGACGAGGCTCCGCTGGCTTGCGCCGTCCGCGAACTCGCCGAGGAAGCGGGCCTCACTTTACCACCCAAGCGCTTTCTGCACCTCGGCGATGTGACGACCGATCGCGGCACCGTCGTCCACGTCTACCGCGTCAACCTCAGCGAGGTCGCGGGCGCCGTCGCTACGAAGGATCCCGACAAAGAGATCGCAGAGTGGTGCTGGGTGCAGCTCAAGGAGGGACGTCTTCCCGATGGCGTCCTCGGCAACCTTCACGTCCCGCGCAACGCCATCGTCGCAGCGCTGCGGCTAGATCGCGCCGTCGCTGGGGCGTCTGGTCCGGCCGTCGACTTTCTCCTAAGCGCTGCCGTCGACCAGCCTGAGCAGCGCGGCTCTAAGTTCCTCGGCGACGGCATCGACGATGACGACGACGAGGTCGACTTCGACATGTACGACGATGACGACGACAGCGACGGCATCGTGGTGAAGGCGGCGGCAGCGTCGCAGCAGCGTGTTATCGACGGGCCTGTGCGACCACTTGAAGAGTACGCGGTGCCGCATGCACTCCTCTTCAAAGCGCCGCCGTACACGGCCGAGACGGCTTCGCGATGGGCTGCTGAGCACGGCTACGCTGCGATGCCGACGTACAACTTCGGTGATGGCTACGCCACCGACGGCATCTGCTTTCAGGGCAACGTCTTTCTCGTCGAGCAGCGCGATCGATCTCTGTTCAAACCAGGCGCCATGTCAGAGGGTAACACCTTCATCACCTATGGCATGCCTGGCGGCCTCGGTGACATCTCCGTCGTCGAAGGCTACCTGAAGACACAGCGTATACATCGCGGCGTTGTCGCCCATAAGAGCTTCCCCGTCGTCGAGGGCACTTGGGACGCCGTCGCCGCCGTCGACAGGTGGCGCAAGTGGGCGTCAAGTGACGGCAGCGGCGACAAGGAAAAGATCGACTGGGGCAAGTACGCCGAGATGTTCTTGTGGTTCGACTCGAAGGACCCCGAGAACTTCGCATCCTACAAATTCCCGCACCATGACATCCGCGACAATAAGCCCGTGACGGTGTGGCAGGGCGTCGTCGCAGCGGCGGCGAGGCTGAACCAGGCCAAGGGCATCCCGGCCGCTGACATCCAGAAGATGCGGCAGCACCTCGCAGCGCACTACAAAGAATTTGACAAGCAGCCGCCCTGGCAGCGCGTAGAGAAGGACTTCGTCGGCGGCCTGGCGGCGGCATGGCAGCGTATCTGTAAGAGCGTAGCAGCGAAGCCAGAGGCCGCTGCAAGAGCCATCGTCCCCACCGCCACCCCGACGCCCGCGAAGACGTACCTGCCGCAATCTATCGTCGCGGCTACCGACGCCGTCAAAGACGGTCCCGCGCACACGCCCGTCGACGCCGAGGGCGCCCCCTACATCCTTGCGACCACGACGGTGCAGGCTCTACTGTTTCCGAAGTCGAAGTTCACAGTCGCCGACGCTGTCGTGTGGGCGAAGGATCACGGCTACATCGCGACGGGGTCCGCGCAGGAAGAGGGCGACTTTGTCAAGCTCGTCCAGATGCCCGAGAGCATCTTCTTGTCGTCGGGACTTGGCCGCGGCAAGAAGTTCGCCGTCGTCGTGTACCCATCGGGTATCTGCTGCGTCGTGGGCGTGATCAAGCCCGAGGGTATGCGCTACCTCACGGCGCCTACTGCACGTACCTCCAAGGCTACGCTGAAGACTGCGACGACGCTGCTTCGTGGCCTCGTCGACGCTAGGTTGTCGCCGTCGGTACGGGCTGAGATCGCCTACGGCGCTGCAAAAGCAACTCCTGAAGATGCCGCGAAGGCTCGTCGTCGTCTCGACAAGAACGTGTGGTCGGCGGCGATGCTAGGACGTGCTGTTGATGTGGCGGCGTTGTCGTCTGTACAGCGGCTGTTGCATGGCGGCGATGCGGGCGCTAAGGCTGCTCGATCGCTACTCGATCAAGCGCAATTCGCACTTCGCTTCATCGCACTACGCGACGCATCGGCTCATGCGGATCTCTCGACGATCACAGCACTTCTTACCAACCTCTCAGCCTAATTGACAACCCTCTACCTATTGCACCTACCTTACCGACATACGCAGAGGTTCGGCAACTAGATAGCCGACCTCGACTCTCAACGGAGCTACCACCTATGAAGCGCACCCCCGAAGCACGGACCGTCATGCGCGGTCTTATCCACCACGCCCTGGAGCATGCGGAGATGCACGCCCGCGCCATGGAAGACGGCCACATCGCCGACGAGAATCGCGCGATGCACCACGCTATGGCGATGCGCAGTCTCGACCACGCTAGCGACATGCACGATGTGTACCGCAGCGTCTTCCTCGGCGACAAGGCCAGTCAGGACATCGTCGTCGACGGTGGCGAGATGGGCGTCGTCTACGGCACCCCGAGCATCGCCGAGGGCGACCTCAAGCTGCGCTTCTCGCAGGTCGTGGCGAAGGTCGGCAAGCTGCCCGTCAGCCTCCGCTCCGTCGTTAAGGCCGAGCTCGGCACCGACAACGTCGAGATGATCGAGGAGAAGCTCATGAATCTCAAGGGGATTCAGGAGCGCTTCGTCACGCTGAAGACTGAGCATGAGCGCGGCGTCGTCGCCGCTGAGAAGATCGCCGCTGACAAGCTCATCACCGACGCCGAGGACGCCCGTCTCATCAGCCCGGCTGAGGGCAAGAAGCTGCGCGGCCTCGATCCGGCTACCGGCGCTGTGCTGCCGCAGGGTGCCTACAGCAAGACCCGCATCGAGCGCTTCCTCGACGAGCGGCGTCTGAGCGGCCCCATCGCCGAGATCGCTCGTCCCGGTCAGGAGCGCACCGTGACTGCGCCGCAGCAGGACATGACCCCCGGCAAGCCTGCGTCGCTCATCCGCTGGGGCACCTCGCCGCAGCAGTCGAATCCGGCCGCCATCAGCGATCTGGCTGCTCAGATCGCCCGCAACGTCAAGGGCGTCGACTCCGCCAAGATCCTGTCCTACGTCGACGAGGCTGCCGCGCTGCCGAACAGCGACGGGCACGCTGCGATTCAGCGTAGCAACACCCTCAAGTAACCTCATCGAATAAGAGCTAACTACCATGGCTAATTCTTTCGTCATCTCGCGCAACTACGGGCAGAACCTCAGCCCCGGCACTGTGCCCGTGAAGCTCGACAGCAACGTCGTCGCGGACATCGGCAACATGCTTGTCATCGTCGCCGGCTACGGCCAGATCCCCGCCGCCGCCAACGCGGGCACTGGCCACATGGCCGGCATCGTCGTGACCCCGGCCGACAACACTGGCGGCGCTGCTGGCGACGTCACCGCGGTCTGCGATCCCGACACCGCAGCCTTCGCCAACGACGGTACGCACCCGTGCTCGCAGGCCGACGTCGGCCACACCGTCTACGCCAGCTCGGCGACCGTCATCTCCAACAACAGCGGCGACGGCCCCCCGGCGGGCAAGCTCATCTCGTACAACCCCGCGGACGTGCAGGGTCGCCCCTGCGTCGTCGCGCTCAACTGCTTCACCTCGTAACCTGGGCGCAGCCTAAAGGAGCCATAACGTGGCCATCATCAATAGCGGGCAGCTGACTGCCCAGGAAACTATCCTCTTTAATGCCACCATCATGGCTGGCCTTGAGAACGCCGTCACCGCCGTCACCGACGTCGTGTCGGAGAAGATCGCGCTGACTCGCCCCGTCGTGCTTGAGGGCAGCGTCAGCGACCCAATGTCGAAGAAGATCCCGAGCGAGATGGTGTTCCCGTTCTCGCCGCCGACTGCGCAGGCCGAGGACCTGACGGAGCAGGATCGCCCCTTCAACCCGCTCGTCCGCAACAATGTCAAGGTGCCGATCAAGCCCTACGGTGTGGGATATTGGATTACTCGTAAGGACTTCTACAACGACATCTTCTACACCCTGTCTCAGGTGCCGAAGAAGCTCGCCCGCGCCGCGATGAAGGCGACCGACGTGCAGCTAGCGAAGCTCCTGCGCAACGGCAAGACCACGCTGGACTACACCAACACCTTCGCCTTCAGCGCGTCGAAGCCGATCAGCGTCAACGGCGCGATCAGCGGCACGTACTCCAACCTGTACACGACCACGGCGCTGACTGCCATCAACCTCGGCACCGTCGTGTCGCAGATGATGGCGCGGCTCAACGAGGACGGCCTCGCCCTCGGCCTCATGCCCGACACCCTGATCGTGCCGCCCACCCTGTACCAGGCTGCGCAGATCGCCACCAACCTGAAGAGCATCGTGTTCTCGGGTACGGCTGGCGTCGGCAACCTGATGCCCGGCCAGGCCAACAACACGGCGGCGCAGGGCGACAACTGGATCATGACCGCCGGTCTCATCAAGCAGGTCGTCGTGATGCCCGAGCTGCTTCAGGGCAATCAGAGCATCGATCAGACGACTTGGTACGTCGCTGAGGCGATGAACGAGTCGCATGGTGGGCCTGTGGGACTTCTGCTGGCTGCTGATCCGGGCTTTGAATTCCTAACAAATTTAAGCCCTTCCGACCCTGAAGTCTTCTATCGCAACCGATTTGCGTGGGCGATGGAAAGGTACATTGGAACTGCCTACGGTGTAACCGCGTACCTCAGCAGATGCGAATTGTAAGCATTATGCTTACATTCAGCTTACATGCGCCCACTTCTTCCTTCGTATAATCTCTGAAATACCTGTCTGATGCAGACCAAACCGAGTACTCAACTCGGTTTGGCTGTACTGTCCTGTCGCGTACAAACGTCGAATCTCTCGCACCATCTCTTCAGTCATCTTGGCACGTCCATTGCGTTCTCCTTGATAGATGGTCGGATTTTCAGCAAAAGCGGCTTCTTTACCTGCCTTCGCTGCCGCGATCTGTTCTGGGCTCTGTGCCTTGCCCTTAAGCCGGGCGCTGTTAGCTGCTTTCCACTCATCTGTATGCTTCATGCCCTTGGCCCATGAATTGCCTATATTTGCCTTACGTATGGCCTCAATATGTTCAGGCGAGCGCTTCACACCTACAGGACCACCTAGAACAGCAGGCACAGCTATATTGAACAGTTGTTCACGATCTATTTGCAAGAGGTAGAAATTTTCTCGTTCTAGAAGCTGCTCTGGCGTCGCACCAGGCCACAGCTCGACGGTCAGGAATGCAAATGTCTCGAAACCGTATTTATTGTACGCTGCTTGTAGGTGTGGATTTACATGCAAACCTTTCTTAAGTTTGGCCCGGTGTCCATACAGCCGCATGTATACTCTTGTGGTTGAACCAATGTAACACTTCTCGTCGGCACTACAATAAATGATGTAAACACCCGCCACTTGAGGTGTTTTATAATCTAATCGAAAACTTTTGGCAGCCAGTTCTTTTGGTGTCATCGCCGTCAATACTACACCACCTCGACGACGAAGTCAATATGTCTTGACGACGACGATGCTGCCATGCTATCGTCTCCGCAACAATCAGATCAGGAGCTCCACATGTCCATTCAGAAGTCCTACCGACCATTAGGCAACCGCGTCATCGTCAAGCGCGACGACGCTGTCACGACGACGCCCGGCGGCATCTACGTGCCCCCCACAGCGCAGGCCAAGTCCGATCGCGGCGTCGTCCGCTACGTCGGCCCCGGCGGCATCGACCTGACCACGGGGAAGCGCGTCGCAGTGTCAGTGAAGCCAGGCGACGTCGTCATCTTCCCGAAGTCCGCCATCGAGATCGAGATCGGCGGCGAGAAGCTCGTGATGCTTAACGAGCCCGAGATCTTTGCTGTGGAATTCGACTCCGAAGAAGCCGCGCAGAGCTTCAAGGGCGCCGAAGCCGCCGAGGCTGTCGAGGTCGTGGCCACGCCGTCGGGTCGTCGCCGTCGCTCTGACGCAGGTGTCAAGCGTGGCAAGCGTAGCGCGGGGGTGGTAAACGTCACCCTCAACACCACTGCCCCGACGTCTGCCGCAGCAGAAGCAATCGCAGAAGCCACCGTCGAGAAGGTCATCACCGACGCGCTCAACCGCGCTGTGGGGGCCGCGTAACCATGGCCAAGATGCAGCTACCCAGCCTCAACGCCCGAACGACGCCACGACCCTCAGCCGACACGACGCCTGGACAAGTACAGGCTCAGGCAGAAGGTCCCGTCTTCGTGACGCCCGCCGTCGACCCCGACGCTGCCGCAGACGCACAGCGTGACCGCAGCGTCGACATCGGCGACGAGCCCGTCGAGGGCATGACCAGCGAGGTCGTCACTACTACAGCGCAGCCCGTACAGACGCAGGCACAGCCTGTGCAGGCTCAGCAACCTGCGGCCGACATGCCGCGCTGGGGCACTCCGCCTACCTCCACGCCGCTGTCGCCGCGCCTCGCCGCCGACGACATCGCCAAGCTCGACGAGATGGCGCGGTCGTTGCTTGAGGTCCGCAGCATCGCCGTTGCGGCGCAGGCGGCAGCAGCGAAGCATCCTGACGCCATCGCCAACCTGCATGTCCGCATCAACACGCTCGAAAGCGGCATCGGCTACAGCCTCGGCACCCTCAAAGAAGAGGCGAAGGCACTGCACAAGCTCATCGCCGACGAGCACACGCACAGCCTCGGCCTCGACGACGATATCGCCATGCTGCGCAGTCGCCTCGACGCTGTCGACACGATGCTGTCGTCTCGTGGCCTGCCCACGACCGCGTCCGTCGCCAACAAGGCGACGCTGAAGCTGCATCCTCGACGCCGCGTTGTCCACGCAGCGCAGCTCGACGGTGACGCCGTGGTGCTGTACTACAATCCGCGACAGGGCCACGACGGCAACGACAACCAGGAGTTTCAGCTGTCGAAGGACAACGTTCGGAACGTGTGGTCTGGGTACCAAGTCGAGGTGCCGCCAGGCTACGTCGCCGACGTCTTCGTCGACAGCGACGTGATCACGTCCCTCAAGGGCCGCACCGACGGCGAGTTCATCCTGAAGATGGTCTCGCGCGGCGCTACGCGGACGATCTCCAGCGGTGGCGAGATCTGTCGGTTGACGCTGCGCAAGATCGAGCCTGTGCGTCTTGAAGTGGTGCAGTGATGGAGCGTAGGAGCTTCTTCGCGGCAGCCTTGACCACTTTGGCTGGACTTTCGACCGTCAAAGCCAAGACCGATGCGTGTCTGCGAGACTGTACTTGTGGCTTGAAGCAAGTCGCGTTTTATTCCGTCGGATGGTTTTCTGCAAAACTTAAAATCATCGACGTGGGTGTTCAACATTGGCCTGTGGAAGGCGTGGATGCAGCGCCCTACGACACGGCTGGAATACTTTGGTTTCCGTTGTGGTGCTCAGCCCTGCAGACGGAAGGCTTATCTTGTGGTCATCAAGGCGTCTTCAAAGCTGACTTCGCGATGGAGTCCGCATCTATGTCCACAGATCTCATGCTAAAGAGCATGACCATGCAACCGACTAAGCTGAGCTACTTCACGACTTTGAACCTGTGCTCGGCTGAGCAATTGAAGGCAGTAGCTGATAAACCTGTGTCACCATGCTGACCGTCGACTCCCACCCCCGCGGCCTACGCTACCTCTACGCCGCCGTCGCCGGCCACGCCTTCGCGTGGTACACCGTCTACAACCTCTTCGTACTGTGGCTCAAGCACAGCGGCCAGACCGACGCCGCCGCGACGTCGAACTACGGCAACCTCGTCGCCGCCGCCTACCTGCTGCCTCTTATCGGCGGCGTCGTAGCATCCGGTATTCACTCACAACGGCTCAAGCTCAACGTGCCGCCTCTGCGCCCGCTTCGTACTGCTCTGCTCGGCGGCCTCGTCGCCGCCGTCGGCTACGTCGCCCTGATGCTGACAGCGTCGACGCCTACCGCACTTACCTTCCTTGCCCTCGGCTGCATCACCCTCGGCGTCGGACTGTCGAAGCCGAATCTGTCGGCAATGGTCGGGCGACTCTTCCCGAGCGGCTCCGTCCACGCCGACACTGCCTTCGCCAGATACTACAGCTTCATCAACGTCGGCAGCCTAGTGAGCCCCCTCGTCGCAGGGTGGCTAGCCACGTCGGTCTCCTTCGCCGCTGCGTTCTCGATCGCCGTCTTCGGCGAGGTCGTCGTCGTGACGTCACTGCTACTGGGTCGACGCCACCTCGCTATGACGTCGTCAGAGTCTAGCCTCGTCGCACTCGTCGGTGACGTCGAGGTGGACGGCAAGACCACGTCGCCGCAGCTACCGGGACGTCTCGTTGATGACGC